GGGCCGGCACCCGACGAACCGGGCCGGCCACGCCGCTCCCATGCCGCCAACCTCGCCGCGGTCGATGCCATGACTATTCCTCGACCACGATCCAGCAGATCATGTTCGTCGCCGCGGTAAACGTCGCCCGCACCCGCACGAACGTCGACACAGCAACGACGGGCTGCTCATCTGGCATGAACTGCCACGCATACGTCAGATTCGTCAGCCCAGCCGCGACGGGGATCTCCTTCGCGTCGAACATGCGGGTTGTCGCCGAAGACCCTTCCGCGGTCGCGGTGTAGCCCGTCGCGCCGGTGCCCAACGTCAGCAGCGATGCCGGCTGGCCGGGGATGAGCGGCTGGACGCCGGATGCGGCGTGCGCGGTGACGGTCGCGGCGACGTCGGTCTGCATGAGCTCGACGACGCCGACGGCGCTGGATGCGGCGTCGAGGCTGAACCCCCAACTGATGATCTTCAGTTGGCGGGTTGCTGGTGCCGCCAACTGGAGCATTGTTTTGATCGCGGTGCCGGTCGTTACTTTCGCCTGCGCGGCGGTAGTCACCATCGGCCCGTTGAAAATCTTGTAGCGGTGGCTCATCTGTCCCTCACCTTGCTGCTTTCCCGAAGGCGATCTGGACGCTGCCGCCGCCTTCGACGCTGACCATTTTTCGGATGAATGCGGCGGCCTCTGCCGTGGCGTTACGCACGTCGATGATCAGCGTCACGGTTGAGCTGCCGCCGCCGCTCGCGCCGGACAGCATCGCCTCCGTCGTCCCGTTCGGGATGACCATGCTGCCGTTGGGGAGCTTCACGAACTCCCGGCCGCGTTCGTTCATCTCGACCAGGCCACCCGCGATACCGCCATGAGCGAACCGCTGGATCGGGCTGACACCGATCGACCCGCCGCCGATCTGGGTGCCGAAAAAGCTCGCCGACGGCAGCGTGAAGTGCAGGCCGTTCCAGCGGTCGATGACCCAGTTCAGAGCCTCCTTGAAGGCCGCCTTGATCGGGTCGAAGAGGCCGTGGGCATTGGCTTTGATCCGGTCCTTCGTCTTCCCGATCGCGTCAGCCCAGCCTTCGACCTTCTTGATCCAGCCATCGACGGTCTTAACCCAACCGTTGATCTTTTCAGCCCAGTCGAGAGCCGCCGGAATCCACTCCGTCGCGACCTTGTCGACAAAGCCCTCGATCTTTTCGATCCAATCCCGGACCTTCTCCTGATTCGTCGGATCCGCTAACCACTCATGCAGGTCATCGAGGACCGCCTTGACACCAGCCAAGAACGTCGTCGAATTCGACTTCGACTGCGGGAACAGAATCTCGACGAAGTCGCCCAACACCGCGATCGTCAACCCGCCGATATCCCAGATATCCCGCAAAGCCTGAGCGGCATCCTTCATGAACTGGGTCAAAGCACCCGACTTGTCAGCCGACTCGATCCACTTCGAAAACTTTTCGACCAGCCCGCCGATCATGTCGCCGAGCTCACCCAAAAACGGCAGCGAAGCACGCGACAGCTTCCCGAACGCGCCGATCATCGGATCCAGCGACTTCCCGATCCGCTCAACGAACTGACCGAACCCGGCCATCCCCTCCACAATGTCGGCGATGAACTGCGGCCGGCCCGCGGCGGTGAAGATGGTTTTGAGCAGACTATTGAACTTCCCCGCCAGGCTGCCGAGCACCGGGCCGAGCACCGGCAGCCACCTCGTCGCCAAATCCTTGAACGACAGGTTGATCCCGTCCAGGAAACGGTCCTGGACCGACTTCTTCAGCTCATCGAACTGCGGCTTCAACGCAATCAGGGTGTTGATCAAAGCCCGGCCGTTCGGGGACAGTTTCGCCATCGCCTGCGCGAACTTATCGACACCGCCCGCGGACGCCGCCATCCCATCCCGCAACGCGTACTGGGCATCGGCGAGCCGCAACGTCGCCTGCTCGATGTCTTTCTGCGCCTGACGCTGCCGCTCCAACGCCGCCTGCACCTGGTCGGAGCCTTCGACGCCTTTCTTCGCGCCGTCGGCCTGCTCCTTGGTCAGGTCACCGACCCGATCGTGCATATCCTCGATCGCGGCCTGCGCATCACGGACCGCGAGTTCCGCCTCCCGCATGTCCAGGGCGGTGTGCCCTCGGGTCCGCCGGACCTCCCGCAGGCGTTCCTCCGCCCGCGCCAACGCGATGACGGCGCCTTCCTCGCCGCGCTGCGCCGACGCCAAATTCCGGGACAGATCCTCCAACCGCTCCGTCTCATCAGCACGGGCCTGCGTCACCGCCAGCTGCGCCGCCGCCGCGGCCCGCTGCGCGTCAGCGAGCGCCTCTGTCGCGTTCTTCACCTCCCGCTGGGCGAGCGCCGTCTGATGCGCCGCCGCCGCCGCGGACCGGCCGCCGCCCGACGACGCCATACCGAACGCATCCCACGCATCCGACAGGCCACCCAAACCCAGCGAGAACACCGCGAACGTCCCCACCAAGCCGACCAGGAGCGTGTTCGCGGCACCGAACGCCCCACCGACAAGCAGCACCACCGGCGCCAACGTCACCATCACCGCCACCGACGCCGCAGCAGCCGCAGCCAGGGCTAGCAGCGCCCCGACCAGCAGGTTCAGTCCACCCGTCGCCGCTGTCGTCGACGCGAACCCGGCCAGCGCCGGGAACAGAGAGCTGAGCGACTTACCAGCACTCGACGCCATATCGGACACGCCGGCCAGGAGACGAGCGAAGAACCCGCCGAACAGGCCTCCGCCGCCTCCGCCGAGACCGCTGCCGAGGCCGTCCTTGAAACCCTCACCGGACTCCTGGCCGGCCTTCGCGAACTGGCCGCGGCTGTTCCGCAGCTTGCCGTCGAGCCTGCGGGTGAACTGCTCACCAGCCCGGTCCCCGGCCGATGCGAGCGTGTTCACGATATTCTCGCCGGACGCTTTCGCCCGCGCCTCAGCCTGGGCGAGACCGGCCGTGGTCGTGTCCTTGGCGGAGACCCGGATTGTGATCTCGTTGCTAGTCACCGCTGGTCACCTCCTCGGTCCGTCCCATGTGCTCGATCTTGATCAGGCGTAACAGTTCGGCGTCCTCAGCCAGGATCTGCGACGGCAGGCAGTGGAACCGGTCGCAGAGGGACAGGATCAGACGGGCGTCGGCGAGCTCTCCAGGCTCTCGGACAGGGTTTCCATCGGCATCGAAGCCTCCAGCGACATCGCGCCACTGGAGGATGCTGGTGCCAAAGGGTCGGACACTCCAGCGGTCGCGGACTGCAGGGCGCCGACGAGGGCCATGATGAATTCCATGTCCTGCTCAGCGAGGGCTGCGCCGGTCACGGGGACCGGCTTCGTCTCCCCGTCCGGGTTCCGAGGGTCGACGGGCTCTTCCAAATTCCAGTCGATGATCACCTCAGCGAGGGTGTCGAACAGCTCGATGAGCTTCGCCTTCAGCTCCGGCGACGACTCCGCGACGTTCCGCAGTTCGGACAGGCCGACGAGGTCCAGGGCGCGGCCGATCGACAGCCGCTTCGCCCGGACGACGAGGCCTTCCAGCTCGGGGTCCTCGAAGACCAGCTTCAGATGTTTGCGGACGAAACTCATGTCAGCCTTCCTCGTCGTGTGGGCAGGTTCTGCCAAACCTGGTCATCGCATTGCAGTTCCAGCAGAGAAGCCGGTATCCATCTTTCGGCCACCCCTGCCTGCGCAGGTCTGCGTAGGTGTGGCTGCCGAGCTTCATGCGGTGCGCCTTCCCGTCGCCGTTGATGTGATCCAGGGTGAGGAAAGCCGGGTTCGTCTCTGGGCAGTTCGTGCAGGCGCACCGGCCGCCATACGCCTCGACGAGCGCGTCGCGCAGCCGCTTTCGAGTCCCCGCTTGGCTCTCTCTTGCAGCCTGGCGGTGCTGCTCGGGGTCGTCCCAGTACCGCCGTGCCCGGTAGCACTGGTGGCACAGCCCTCGCGCAAGCACGGGTCGGTCCGGGTGACAGGTCGCGTTGTTCGGCCCAGCCGTTCGGCGTGCCTGCTGGTAGCAGGGTCCGCACATGCCAACCGCGCAATGCTTCCGTTCCGGGTGGCAGCCGGGAATCCGGGCGACCTTCGTCGGGGGTACCCGGTAGCTCGGTGCGTAGTCATTCGGGTCCTTCCTCGGTCGGGCTTCGCGCCGCTCTCGGTCGTACTGCTTCCAGTAGCAGAGGTTGCACAACCCCTTCGCCTGATGCGGTCTGTCTGGGTGGCAATCGGCCATTCTCATGTCCACATAGTATGTGGGAGAGACCGAGTTGTTTTACTACGACCAAACCGGCACAACGCCATCGGACAAAACGCCCGGAGCAGTCCAGGTCAGTGACCCATCAGCCGCCCGGGTCAGGCTGTAGTCCGTGAACAGGCACTCATTCGCGAGCGTCTGCCCCGAAATCGCCAGCGACACCGTCCGCGCCACAGACGTCGACGGCACCGTTTTGAACACGGCATGCGAGAACGTCGCCGCGTCGTTGAAGACGCCGTTCAACGTGATGCTGAAGTCAGCGAGGAGCAGGAGCCGCTCCATCGCCGACTTGTCGACGCCGGTGACGTCCTGGACGCCACGAGGGGTCGCGAACTGGAAGTTCGTGACATCGTTCTTGATCACGCTCGGGGTGCCGGCGCTGTCGTCTACCGAAAGCGTCGTCCAGCCGAGGCCGGATTCCTTGGAAATCTTAACCACGTCCTTTCAGGAGGGTCTGACCTGCTGTTTTGTTCGTACCAATCGAGTCCAGTGCATTTAAGGCATGAACCGTGGTCTTGCCCCGCAGCTGTGCGCCTGTGGATAGAGGCGCAGCGGTAGCCCCATATCTGCTCCTCCTATCCCTGCCGCAAGCGGTCAGCCAGCTTCTGCTGGTGGTCTGCGAAGTCGTCGAGCCAGTCATCTGGCCGGTGGATCAGCGTCGGCGTGCCGCGCGGGTTGCCGCGCCAGTCACCGTCGCGGACCGAGAAGATCGTCGGCCGGTCCTGTGGCACCTGGTGCTGGGAGAAGCACGTCTGCCCGGCCGCGAACGTGAACATGGTCAGGCCCGCTTCAGTCCGCTGCTCGGTATGGGACCGGCCGGACAGTTTGCGGATGTAGTGCGCCTGCTTCTGGCCGAGGTCGGTGGACTCGTCGATCGGAGACTTCCAGCCCAGATCCTGGCGCCGGCAGCCGACCTCCGCGCACGTCGCCACCCGGAAGTGCGTGGCGAGCGGGGCGGCGAGCCCGTACGTCTTGTACGACCCGGCGGGCATCAGCGGTGGGATCCGGAACATCAGAACAGCACCTCGCTGTCGTTACGGCTCGCCATCACAGCGAAGATCGCGTTGGAGAACGTCCCGGTCGTAGCCACCCGCAGGTAGCGCTCCACCGTCTGGCCGCGCGCTGTTTCGAGCCGCTGGGTGGTGACCCCGGAAGCAGCGGTGAACGCCCCGCCGGTGACGGCCGTCCACGCGTCGCCGGCACCGTTGTCGCTGGACTCCTCGATCGTGACCGTGACCGAGGTGCCCGTGAACGACGCGAACACGTGCAGGTAGAACTGGGCTCCGAACAGCGTCGAGCCGGTCCCGAAGTCGACGCCGGTCCCGTTCGTTGCCGCGGTGTCGGTACGCTGCCCAGCGGTCAGCTGGGTTCCCCATTCCAGACCGGTCGTGGTCGCGAGCGCTTGGACTGCGAACGTGAACGACCCGTCGGCGCCGCGGTTGCCGTCGTAGTTGATCTGCTTCGCGATCATCGCCGCTGCCGGGTTGCCCAGGGTCGTACCGCGGCAGTAGGTGAGGATCTGGTCGGTGGTCAGCAGCGGCGACAGGCGCAGGTGGGCGCGGTCGGTGGCTTTGTTGAAGAACGAGTTGAAGCCGATCTCACCGTCGCGGGTGACTCCGATCCGTTCATGTGCGCTCTTATCGATACCGGTGACGTCCCATGGTTTCGGTCCGCCGCCGATCCGCTGCAGGCTGCCGATGTCGCCGCTGAAGTCGTAGCCGGCTACGAATAGCCGGTCGCCGAGGCCGGATTGTTTGCTCACGGTGCCTGCTCCCAGAGGTCATTGATGATCAGCGGCAAGGTGATGGTCATGACCCGGCAGACCACGTCAGGGAACTGGACGTAGCCGGCCACCGCCCGTAGCCGTTCGCCGGTCTGGCCGAGGAGGTCCACGTTGCGGATGAGGCCACCGAGATCGAAGTCGCCGGAGTAGGCCGTGAACAGGGCGTCTACAGCTCCGAGAAGCCCTAGATCGATGTCGCCCTGCGGTTCCTGGTTGAGGTTCGAGAAGAGCCTCAGCGAGAGAACCAGCAGGCCCGTCGTCGCCGCGAGGCCGGACCCGGCGGGGACCGGGCCGAGGTCCTGCACCGACACAGCGCCGGTGATGCCGCTGATGGGCGGGGTCTTCGGCTCGTGGTCGGCGACGCTCTCCAGGACGCCGAGCTGTTGGGCGTGGGAGATGACGGCGGAGAAGATCGCAGCGGATTGCAGGGCCATGTCAGCTGCCGCCCATCTGCTGCAGGTAGGGCTGCAGGGTCCGTTCGGTGATCGCGACGGCTTTGCGTTCCAATTCCTTCGTGACGATCGCGAAGGAGTGGTAGCCCTTGAAGCTGGTCACGGGATAGTTGCGGCTGCCGTTGCCTTCGAGCCACGGCCCGTAGACGGCGTTGCCGTCGTAGATCCGGGCGCCGTATGGTGTCGGTTCGGCGCGGGTCCTGGACTCGTGGTAGCCGGTCGGGTTTTTGAACACGCGCAGGTATTGGAGGCCGAGATCGTTGCGGCCTTCCTTCGCGATCTGCCATGCTGCCTCGGCTTCGAATGCCTCGAGGATGGCCTGGGCTCGGCCGTCGAACAGCGGCCCCGATACGTCAACGTTTACGTTCTGCGTGGCCATCAGACGGCCGCCGATCGTGCTTTGCGGCCGTATGCGGTGTAGGCGTCGTCGCGGATCTGCTTCAGGCCGCGGCCGGATGACTCCCGCTGGTTGTCGCCTGTCCCGACCGTGCGTGCGTAGCCGGACAGTCGCTGGCCCATTGTGGTCAACGCGTGGGCGAGGCACAGTTCGGAGACGAGGCCGGGGACGACGTGTTTGACGATCGCGGTCGTGTCGGCGTGCGTGGCTGCGGTGGTGCCCAGGGCGCCGCGGATGACGGTGAGCCGCCGGGAGGCGTAGATGTCGGCGGCCGCGGCGTGCGCGGCGAGCACGGACCCGTCCCAGGCGCGTTTGACGGTGAGGACCGATCCGGCGACGTCGACGCCGAGCATCCGCTCCGACTCGACTTTGATGATCTGACCGACGCCGATGAGTGCCGAGTCTGTGGCGTCGATGCCGGTCTCGGATGTGTCGAGTGCTTCGGCGAGCGCACCCGCAGTAGCTTCCTCTGCGGAATGCCCGAACACTCCCGTTATGGAAATGTTGCGCTGGTAGGTGTCGCCGCCGCCGAACGCCGCACTGGACGCCAAATCGATCTCGATGCGGGTGTACGGCGGGCCATAGTCCGGGCGCAGGAAGTAGTCGCCGGCGGCGATGGTAACGCCGCCGGAGGTGATGGTGCTGGCCGAGATCAGCTCATGCTGGTTCAGGTACAGCTTCCATGCGGGTGTGCCCGGCTCCCGGTCCGGCCAGTCGAATGTCATCGTCCGCAGCTCCGGGTAGAAGCGGCGGTGCAGGAACCCGTCGCCGGGTTTCTGGCCGTCGATCATCCGTGACGCGGATTCGATCGCAGCGTCGATCTGGGTGTTGTTACGGGCGGTTTCTTTGCTGTCCAGAGCCGCTTTAACTGCCTCACGGGTCGTGTACCAGACTCCCATTAGAGCAGCACCCCATTCGCGACAGCAGCCGCGCTGGTAGCACCGCCGGCAGCGAACTCGAGAGTGACGGCGTTGGCCAGCGGCGCTCGGACGAACGCCGAGATCGTCGCCGAGTCAGCGACGGTCGTTCCCGCCAGACCGGTGATGGACAGCCGGTGGATGATCGTGCCGTTGGCCGGTGCGGCATTCGCGCCCGATACGGTTATCGTTGGTGCGCCGGTCGCTGCCTCGGCGACACTGGCGGAGATCATCAAATCTCCGCACCAGATCTTCCCCGCAGGGATGGTGATGATCGTCCCATCTGTGGTCCTGCTATTGCATCGCAGCTTCGCGGTTGTCGGAGCATGTATGAACATCGGACTTCACCCTCCCTCAGGGTCTAAAGAGGCCGTTCGCCCCAGACGGTGGAGATGTTCCAGATCTGGTCGGTGTCACCGGCGGGAGTGCTGAAAGCGAGGCCTTCGCCCGGTATCAGCACGAACGACGCCCCGGGTGGTGGGCTGGCTACCGTCGATGACGAGCCGGTCCCGATGGAGATCACGGGAGGAATCCCGACGAGGACAAGCCCTGTCGTGGTGACGGCCGGGTTGCCGACCCGGACCGTAGTCACAGGATCAGGTGCGGCGGAAACGAATCGGTTCACCGTCGATGCGGCTACCAGCGTCCCGCCGCTGTGCGCGCTGATCCTGTACGCGACCAGCGAATTCGGTGCGGTTGCGGATGTTGTCGCATGACAGGTGACGTACAGCTGCAGGGAGATGACGGCCTTGTTGCTACCGACCGGGTTGAAGATCGACATGAAGTTGTTGGCGGCGATCACCCCGGCTGTGTCAACCAGGGCATGGAAATAGACATTCATGTACGGGTCGGGTGATTTGACCAGCCCTGACATGTGTCTACCTCCTTTACCTGTCAGCTATTCGGAGTCGTCAGATGTAGGTACCGTCGTCTCGCCATCCGTCGAATGGGCAGAAGAGTCCTCCGTCGGGTCCTTCCCGGAGCGGTTCCCCGTCATTCGGGCAGGCTTGCGGCGGGCGGGCCTGCT